AGTAATAGACATAGACACGCAAACTGCATCCGTAGACTTTAGTCAAATTAATACGACAAGTGCACAAACAATGAGAAGAAACTTAGCTAACACTGAAGCAATGCTTAGTTATGATGTAGAACCTTCATTTATTACAAATGGTAGATTGGTTCCAATACAGACATTAAACCATGAAGAAGCTTTAGCTTTGTTAGCGACACCGGCTTGGTCAGAGCCAATACCAGAAAAATAAAATAAAAATTAAATTAAATTAAATGAAAATTAAAGAAGAACAGTTGAAACAAATTCAACAAATACAAAACGAATTAAAAGAAACATTAACTTCAATAGGTTATTTAGAATCTCAAAAACATGCTTTCTTGCATGAAATAAAATCTATAAATGAGAGAGATGCTAAAATGAAAGAAGAAATAGAGAAAGAATACGGTTCTATTAATATTAATTTAGAAGATGGCACCTATACTGAAATCAAAGCAGAGCTTGAAAAAATTGAGGACTAATGCAAGCTATAATAAGAAAAATAAGTATAGGTGCAGATTATAAGAACGATGCAATGCACTACTCTGTTGGTCAACAAGTTTATGGTGGTCATACTATAGCTAATATAATTTTAAACGATAAAGATAACTCTTATAGTATTTTTATCTCTAAAGATGACGAAGTTTTACCTTGGAAAAACTTTAATAAGAATATGGCTATATCTGTTGAATACGACTTGGAATATTAATGAAGTCTATATATAACTTTATAGTAAAACCTCTGAACAAAAGATACAACAACGTATTAAATGTTGATGACAAGGAGTTAATAATTAATACCAGTATAGAGGATCATAAGTTTGTTAGCAAAAGAGCTATAGTCGTTAGTGTACCTATAGCTTATAATACAGAGATAAAAGCAGGAGATGAAGTTGTAGTTCATCACAACGTTTTTAGAAGATGGTATGACATGAGAGGTGTTGAAAAAAACAGTGCTTTATATTTCAAAGACGATCAATACTTCTGTACTATAGATCAAGTTTATTTATATAAGAAAAATGGTGAGTATAAACCAAACTTGAATTATTGTTTCGTTAAGCCTGTGTTAAATGATGATGAATTTAGTTTAGATAAAGAAAAACCTTTAAAAGGTATAATGAAATACACTAACAAAAAACTTTTAGAACTCGGTGTTGAAAATGAACATTTAATAACTTTTTCACCTAGTAGTGAGTTCGAGTTTTTGGTAGACAACCAAAGACTTTATTGTATGAAATCAAATGATATTGTAATAAACCATGGACGTCAAGAAAACGAAAAAGAGTATAATCCAAGCTGGTCGAATAGCGGTTGAAGAATTAATTAAAGTTGCTAAAGAACCAATAGTAGATACAGATGATGATGTTACTGCTGATAGATTAAAAAATGCAGCAGCTACTAAAAAGCTAGCAATATTCGATGCTTTTGAAATTCTAAACAGAATGGAGGAGGAAGAGAAGATGTTAGAAGATAAACCTAGGGAGGAAAAGAAAGAAGAAAAGTCTTTTAGAGGGTTCGCGGAAGGGAGAAGCAAATGAGTTACAATCAAACATTGTACAAGGTTATCCCTAGTGATGATATAATCAACTCTAAGATATTTAAAAAGAAAAATAGGTTTAAGCATTGGGAATATGGTTATAACTCAGAATATGACTTTATAGTAATAAGCAAAACTGGGAAAATTGGACAGATCATTGAAATACAAAACCTCCGTATTGCTTTACCAGCAGTCGATGAACCGTTTAAACGAAGCGAAAGCAAAAGTGAACAATACTGGGAAAAACAACCTTACCCGAAAGAACTTACTAAAATAAAAAGTGTATTTGACTGGGACAAGTACCCTGCAGATTTTAAAGAAAAATGGTATAATTACATCGATGAAGAATTTAAACGCAGGGACGAAGGTTATTGGTTCTATAATAACGGTTCTCCTAACTATATCACTGGCACTCACTACATGTATCTGCAATGGTCAAAAATTGATGTTGGATCAGCTGATTATAGAGAATCAAATAAGTTATTTTTCTACTTCTGGGAAGCCTGTAAAGCAGATAAGAGATGTTATGGGATGTGCTATCTTAAAAATAGACGTTCAGGATTTTCCTTTATGGCTTCAGCAGAGCTCGTTAACCAAGCAACAATCTCAAGTGATTCAAGATATGGTATACTCTCTAAGTCAGGATCGGACGCAAAAAAGATGTTTACTGATAAAGTCGTACCCATATCAGTTAATTATCCGTTCTTTTTCAAACCGATACAAGATGGTATGGATCGCCCTAAAACTGAATTGGCATATAGGGTCCCAGCGTCAAAACTCACAAGAAGAAAACTTGAAGCTAACGAGAAACTATTAGATATAAAAGGTTTAGATACCACTATAGATTGGAAGAATACTGGAGATAATAGCTACGATGGTGAAAAGCTAACACTATTAGCTCACGATGAAAGTGGTAAGTGGGAAAGACCTGATAACATACTAAATAACTGGAGGGTTACAAAAACAACATTAAGACTAGGTAGTAAAATCGTTGGTAAATGTATGATGGGCTCAACTTCCAATGCTTTAGACAAAGGTGGTGAAAACTTTAAAAAACTATATTATGCATCAGATGTTACCAATAGAAACCGTAATGGTCAAACAAGCTCGGGATTATATTCTTTGTTCATACCTATGGAATGGTCCTACGAAGGCTACATTGATACTCATGGACTACCTGTATTCGAAACACCAAGAAAACCCGTACTTGGGATTGATGGCGAACTTATAGATTTAGGTGTAATAGAATCTTGGGAGAACGAGGTTGAAGGTTTAAAAGATGATCAAGATGGTTTAAATGAATTCTATCGTCAGTTTCCAAGAACAGAAGCTCACGCTTTTAGGGACGAAACAAAACAAAGCATATTTAACTTAGTTAAGATATACGAGCAAGTAGATTACAACGATGACTTAAATAACGTAGCAAATGTAACTACTGGAAGTTTTAGATGGGAAAATGGCATTAAAGATACTAGGGTTATATTCGTGCCAGACAAAAATGGTAGGTTTAAAATATCATGGATTCCACCTAAAAATCTTCAAAATCGAGTGATACTAAAGAATGGAGTCAAATACCCTGGAAATGAGCATATTGGAGCTTTTGGTTGCGATAGTTACGACATAAGTGGAACTGTTGATGGTAAAGGTTCAAATGGTTCTCTCCATGGACTTACTAAATTTAGTATGGAAGACGCTCCACCAAATCACTTTTTCTTAGAGTATATATCTAGACCACAAACAGCTGAGATATTCTTTGAAGAAGTTTTAATGTCACTGGTTTTTTATGGTATGCCAATACTAGCTGAAAACAATAAACCTCGATTACTCTATTACTTAAAAAGAAGAGGTTATAGAGGTTTTTCTATGAACAGACCTGATAAGGTTTGGAATAAACTTTCAGTGACAGAAAAAGAAGTAGGTGGTATGCCTAACTCAAGTGAAGACATTAAACAAGCTCATGCTGCTGCGATAGAATCTTATATAGAAAACTATGTAGGTTTAAAAGGAGAAGGTTATTATGGGGATATGTATTTTCAGAAAACCTTAGAAGATTGGGCTAAATTCAATATAAATAATAGAACTAAACACGATGCTAGTATTAGCTCTGGTTTAGCAATAATGGGTTGTAATAGAAACTTATATAAACCTGTAGCTGATAGATCGGTTAAGAAATTAAATTTAGGTATAAGAAGATATGATAACAATGGTTTTACTTCAAAAATAATAGAATAGAAAGATGGTTTACGTTAATAGTAATAGTGCATTTCCAGATCAGGTAGTACCAGATATAGAAAAGCAAAGTATAGATTACGGGAAGCAAGTTGGAAGAGCTATAGAATACGAGTGGTTTGGAAACAATTATAATGGTGTTCAAAATACCACTGGTAATGGTAGGTTTTCGACTTACTACTCTCAGTTTCATACAAGAAGATTATATGCAAGAGGAGAACAATCTATACAAAAATATAAAGATGAACTTTCTATAAACGGTGATTTATCATATTTAAATTTAGATTGGAAACCAGTACCTATTATACCTAAGTTCGTAGATATATTAGTAAACGGAATATCAGACAAGGTTTATGATATAAAAGCTTTTGCTCAAGATCCTGAGTCGTTAATGAAGAGAACTCAATATGCTGATGGTCTTTTTCAAGATTTAAAACAAAGAGAGTTAATAGAGTTAATAAAACAAAATACAGGTGTTGACTTAACTAACAATAAAGATTTAGATATAAGGACAGAAGAAGAACTTTCTGTTCACATGCAGTTAGATTATAAGCAATCAATAGAGGTTGCTGAAGAAGAAGTTATAAATAACGTACTAGATAAAAACAAGTATGAATTAGTAAAAAGAAGAATTAACTATGATTTAGCTGTTCTTGGTATAGCTGCAACTAAAACTGGTTTTAATAAAGCTAATGGTATAACTGTAGATTATGTTGATCCAGCTAACTTAGTTTGGTCGTATACAGAAGATCCTAACTTTGATGATTTATATTACGTTGGTGAAGTAAAGTCTATTAGTTTACCAGAGCTAGTTAAAAGATTTCCACATCTCACACCTGAAGAGATAGAGAGAATACAAAAATATCCTGGCAACACTCAGTATACTAGAAACTGGAATGGTAGAACTAGTGATGATACTGTTCAAGTTTTGTTTTTTGAATATAAAACTTACACTAATCAAACTTGGAAGATAAAGAACACTGCTTATGGTTTAGAAAAAGCTTTAGAAAAGCAAGATACTTTTAATCCGCCAGAAGCAGATACTTTTAAAAGAGTACAAAGAAGTATAGAGGTTTTATACACAGGTGCTAAGATTTTAGGTCATGATGACATGTTAGAGTGGAAAATGTCTGAAAACATGACAAGACCTTTCTCTAACTCTACTAAAGTTAATATGAACTATTCTATATGTGCACCAAGACTTTACAAAGGTAGAATTGAATCACATGTAAGTAGAATGATGAGTTTTGCTGATATGATACAAATAACTCATTTAAAACTACAGCAAGTTATTTCAAGAATGGTACCTGATGGTGTTTATCTTGATGCTGATGGTTTAGCAGAAGTTGATTTAGGTAATGGTACAAACTATAATCCAGCAGAAGCTTTAAACATGTATTTCCAGACTGGTAGTATTATTGGTAGATCAATGACTCAAGATGGTGATATGAACAGGGGTAAAGTTCCAATACAAGAACTACAAGCTTCAGCCGGTGGTGCTAAGATAGCTTCTTTAACAAACACTTATCAGTATTGGTTACAAATGATGAGAGATGTTACTGGACTTAATGAAGCTAGAGATGGTAGCATGCCTGACAAAGATGCTTTAGTAGGTTTACAGAAATTAGCGGCAGCTAATTCAAACGTAGCTACAAGACATATATTAAAGTCCAGTTTATATTTAACATTAAAGACTTGTGAAAACGTAGCACTAAGAATAGCTGATTGTTTACAATTTCCATTACTTAGAGATTCTATACAGTCTAGTATTTCAAGGTATAACGTTGGTACGTTAGATGAACTAGCTGGTTTAAACTTACACGATTTTGGTATATTCTTAGAACTAGAACCAGATGAAGAAGAAAGAGCAATGCTAGAGCAAAACATACAAGTTGCACTTCAACAAGGTTCTATATATCTTGAAGATTCAATTGATATAAGAGAAGTTAAAAACTTAAAGTTAGCTAATCAACTTCTTAAGCAAAGAAGAAAAAGAAAAATGGAGCAAGATCAACAAGCTCAACAAGCTAACATACAAGCTCAAGCTCAAGCAAATGCAGAGCAAGCTGAAAGAGCTGCGATGAACGAAGTACAAAAACAACAAGCATTAGCAGAAACAACACTCCAAATAGAACAAGGTAAATCTCAGTTTGCAATCCAAAAGATGAGGGAAGAAGCTGAAATAAAGAAACAACTAATGGAGTTAGAGTTTCAGTTTAATATAGAATTAGCTAAAAAGCAAGGTGAAGCTAAAAGATCTGAAGAGTCTTACAAAGAAGATAGAAAAGACGAAAGAACAAAAATACAAGCAACTCAACAAAGTGAATTAATAGATCAAAGAAAAAACGATTTATTACCAAAGAATTTTGAATCCGCAGGGCAAGATACTCTAGGTGGATTTGGAACGGAGCAATTTGCTCCAAAATAAATAACAATTATATAATATTATATTATGGAAACAAATGGAAAAGTAGCTCAAGAAGGAGAGTTTAAAATGAAGAAAAAAAGAGGTAGACCTAAAAAGTTACATACTAAAGAAGATGGAACAATAAAAGTAGATTTATCTAAAAAAGAAGAAACAACAGAAAACAAAGAAAATGCCGTTCAAGAGCCAAGCACAGAGAAAGTTGTGTTACAGTCTAATGAGCAGAGCGAAGAAAAAGAAACAAGCTCTGAAGTGGGATTGCAAGAGGTGGGAACAACACACGAAGAAGAAAAACCTACCGAACAAAGTAAAAAAGAAGAAATAGATGTAATACAAGAAATAGGGGAGAAACCGAGTGAAGAACCTATTAAAGAGCAGATTACAAAAGAAATTAAAGAAGATCCTAAAATGGATCTACCAGAAAACATAGAGAAACTAGTTGACTTTATGAAAGATACTGGTGGAACTGTTGAGGACTTTGTAAGGCTTAATGCCGATTATTCTAATGTTAGTAACGATGTGTTACTAAAAGAATATTACAAAAAGACTAAACCTCATCTAGATGCTGATGAAATAGATTTTATCATGGAAGATAAATTTCTATTTGATGAAGACTACGATGATGAAAAACAGATTCGCAAGAAAAAGCTTGCGTATAAAGAAGAAGTTGCGAAAGCCAAAAACTTTTTAGAAGACTTAAAGGGTAAATACTATGACGAGATCAAGTTGAGACCGGGTGTTACTCAAGAGCAGAAAAAAGCAATGGACTTTTTCAACAGATACCAACAAGAACAAGAAGTGTCAAAACAGCAACACGAAAATTTTAAAACTACTACTAGAAAATACTTTTCAGAAGAATTCAAAGGTTTTGATTTCAATTTAGGAGAGAAAAAATTTAGGTATGGAGTTTCAAACCCTTCTCAAGTTGCAGATGTTCAAAGTGACTTATCAAATTTTGTAGGGAAGTTCCTAAACGAAGATGGAAGTGTGAATGATCATCAAGGTTATCACAAGGCACTAT